AGCATCAAAGAGCCGCTTGGAAGGCGGTTCTCAGCAGCCCGCTCAATAACTACGACGACCTTAGATATGCGTACCTAAGCGCACGTACCGGCCTTTCAACTGATTCAATGTCCATGCTTCATGAGTTTTGGGCCTCTCTGTCGGGATTGACCCCCTCTGCTAAGTACAGTACCGGTGACCATAGGACAGCGGCCCTTGCCACTAACCCCCCTGTGCCTGGTGGGAACGCTCCACCTAGCACGGTGTTTGGAGAAGCGTTGACTAATGCAATAGCTGGTACCGGACAAGCTAGAACGCTTTATGTGGGTGATTCTATTATGGAGGGCGAGGGTGCAAGCTCTACTCTTAATAGGGCTACTGCTAAGCTCATGGCTGGTATTCGAGCTAAGTATGGTATTGCTGGTAGCTCCCCTGGAATGATCGGGTGTTTCCACAATATAAATTTGCCCGAAAGCGTAAACTGGAAGAACCCACTTTCTGCTTCTAGTGGTATTACCCCTAATGCGTGGTTCTCTACTCAGGCTAAACGTGGCGCTGATTTCAATGCGGCAGGTTATTTTGCACAGTGGACAGTTGTTTGTGACAGCTTTGATGTAGTTCACCTTCAAGGTACTGGGGATGGCGGCTCCCTGTCGATTAGTGTAGACGGGGGAGCAGCAACTGTAATTAATACTTCTACAGGTACTTTTCTATGTAGTAGGCGGACGCACATAAACATCGGGGGTGCTCCGGCTAGTCACACAATTAAGGTGACTATTACTGCTGGTGGCGCTGCTGTTGACGGTATTGTTCCTTATGTGGGGGATTATACAGCAGGACTTACTTGGTGGGACTGTGCTGATTACGGGGACACAAGCAACAACTTTATGGATAGCGGCAATCCGGTTCAACCACTTTTGAACCTTGACGATTTTGCCCCGCATCTTATTGTTGATAATATTGTAGGAACTTCTGACTACAATAATGGTTCGATTACCCCCACTACTACAGCAGCTAATCTTACTTCGCGTCTAAATGCCTATAACGCATTACCTACAACTCCGACCGTTTTGTTGGTTGCGACTTATCAGATTAATAGCCAACTAACTACACCTAATGCGGCAGGATTTACTATGCAACAGTATTTTGATGCTTGTAAAACTGCGGGGCTGGCGAAGGGTGCTAAATGGCTCGATTTGAATGTTGTGTACCCCACGTTTGCTCAGCAGTCCGGATGGCTTGCTTCCGATAACGGGCACCCGAGTAATACCGGCCATCAAAAAATCGCAGATGCAATGCTCGCGGCAGTTGCTTAGGTAGGATGACACCATGACGATTTTTGGCAGCAGCGCAGGAACCTGGAACAGCGAATTCGGAGAGTTCATTAGTGACGACCATCAACGAATGGCTGAGGTTCTTCAGGATTTGAATCCGAATTTGCAGCTTGTGTTTATTCCCGCAAAGGACAGGGATGCGTCTGATACTAAACCGTTCGCAATTGCGGAACATAGGCCAGGACAAGAGCCTCAGATCATTCGGTATCTTTCAATGCTGGAAATGCAGAATCCGACAGAAGTACTTGCGTGGTGCGCGGCGGGCGACCTAGTTAGGAATAGGCCCCAGGACGTTCTAGCTCGAATTGAGCGTGAAGAAACTATGAAGGAATTGCTTGAGCTTAAAAAGCGTGAAGATGAGCTTGAGGACATTCTTGAAATGGGGGCTTTCGTAGGCCGTACCCACTTGAATAGCTTTAAGCTAACACCTAAGGGACGGACTATCCGCGCATGAGTCTGCTATCTATTACACGTACCGTACAGGACGTGATGAAAGTTGTTAAGCGTCAGTTCGGTGATGAGTCAGGTGTTCAGCTTGAAGATAACGATGTAATCAACTGGATCAATGACGCTCAGGATACGATTGTAAATCGTAACCGAGTTCTCAAGGCCAAGTCTACTGTTGCTATTAATGCGAGGCAGTCAACTGTTACTTTCGATGACCTCCGAATCATTCAGATTGAGTCCGTCCATTTTAATGGGCGAATTCTGCCGAATATGAGCTTTGTAGAGGCTGAGCAGAAAATCTCTACTACGGACCCAGAAGGCAGCGAATCGGGTACGCCGCTCTTCTGGTATGAGTGGGCTGGGACAATGACGTTCTGGCCCACTCCAAATGCTGCTGGCTCACTCGACCTGTTCTATTCCGCCTTCCCCGACAGGGTGAGCACTTCCACTGATTCCCTGTCGCTTCCTGATAAGTATTTTGAGGATATCTGTCGTTACGTTATGACGCAGGTATATGAAATGGATCAGGACTGGCAGGGTAGTCAGGCTAAGCAACAGCAATTCGATGCTTCAGTAAACGACTTGGGCGAGGAAGAGCGCACAAGTCAGCATGCTACTTACGACAGCATTGTCGTTCTTAACCCGTATATCTAGGAGGGGAAATGCCGGGATCACCGGTACAGATCGGCCCCTTCCTTGGGGGGCTTAATACCTACAGCGATGAAACGTCTGTGGCAGACAATCAGTTGGTTGTTTGTGAGAATTTTGAGCTTGACCTTGATGGCTCTCTTGTCTCTCGCCCACCCATTGTGGACCGAGGGATTACGTTCCCCCTGGGTGTTTCAGGTAACATTACTTTGCTGGGTTATTTCATCGCACCCGGAAACGTAGCGTATCTTATTGCCAATGATGGACTTAGCAGTACCTACTACTTCAACGGTACTGCATGGACTCTCATAACTAACACCTTTGCTGCTACTGCCTTTGCACAATTCAACGGGCTTGCTTATCTAGTAGCTCCGGTAGCTAGTGCAAACCCTGGTGGTTCGTGGAACCCAACAGCAGGGTTTACGGCAGAGCCGAATATGCCTAAGGGAAACTGCATTGTCAGCTACCGATTCCGTCTGTGGGTCGCACAGGGTAAGAACGCGACCACAAATGCTACTCGACTTTACTTCTCTAACGTGCTTGGAAATCCTAGCGGCTTCTGGCCCGCAACGGCTAACTTCGTGGATATCGGAGCGGGGGATGGTCAGGCTATTGTGCAACTTGCAGTGTACTTCAATACGCTGCTGATTTTCCGTACCTCTTCGGTATACAGCTATCTCTATAACTCTGATCCGGCCTCGGGTAATATCTCACAGGTTATTCAGGGTGTGGGGCTTCAGGACGCTAACTGCCTAATTGCTTTCGAGTCTTATCTGTACTTCATGCACAATGATAAGGCTTATGAATTCATCAATAACAGGGCCTCGCAGATCAATCCTACTGTGCCTTTCGTGGAAGGCTCACATGGGACGGTATATCAGCCCTATGCTGTTAGCGTGTTCAATAAGAGGATTATCTTCTCGTTCTACAGCAAGGTCTACGTGTTCAATCTGAATACTAGGACATGGACTACCTGGGCCTCTCAAACGTGGGGGCCTATTGGTAAGTTCTTCGAGCAGCCGGGTTCGGCAGCCTCAGCAGCTACAGCAGTTACACATAGCTCTCAGGCTGTACCGGCAGGCGGCTCTCGTGCGCAGAAAACGCTCTTCATTACTGATGCAACTACTACGGAGACAGAAAATATGGTCTGCACAATGCAGACTAAAAACTACTCCTATGAAGCTTCATCAGTATACAAGCGCCTTTTCTGGTGGGGCATGGAAGCTATTTTCCGCGGCACCGTTACTGCTCAAGCTATTCCGGTTACTCTGAACTTCGGGGTCACGTGGGGCCAGCTTCGTACGATGGGGAAAACGTGGGGAGACGTTCTCTCTAATACGTGGGGTCACCCCCTGTCGGGATCAATTGCTGTGACTGATTCTGAATCAATGGCTGGGTCGGGCGCAGTGAGGGTATTCACTAAGTTCCCCAAGTCAATGAGATTCAGGCAGATCGCTTACTCATTGAGTTTTGACACTGACGGGTCAATCAATAACGCACCGGTTCGCCTTTTCCAGCTACAGACATACGTGGCCGCGAAAGAAACGGTCGTCAAGAAAAACAGCTAGCCCTCTGTCGATTGGTAGAATGCGCTCATGGTCATGCCTAACCCTCTCCGGGGGCTGTTCGCTCAGCAGCCCGGAATGCCTGTCTCAGCCCCTCAGGGAGGCGCTGGGTTCAACCGTATGGCAGCGGGCGATAAAGTCTACGGAGCGGGGCTCTCAGCACCGAACGTAGGCCCTACGGCCAATCGACAGGGATACGCTCAGCGAGACGCTGCGGGGGCGGCTCGGAGAGATGCTCTGCTGCGTCGAGCAGGGCTCTATGGACAGGGGCCAATGTAATGGCTACAGCTAAGCAACAGCCGGGGAAGAAACTGCCTATGACTAAGGCAAACAATCCGGCAATTATCGCGAAGATTGAGAATAAGCTCGGGCCGGTTGGACCGGGGCATCATAACTCGCATCGTACAGCCGCACTTTTGCGTTGGTTGAATTCCAAGGAATCTGGAAAAAAAGGTGATTCCGGGGACGGGCAGAGTAATCCTTATGGTAACACGCCCCCGGATAATCCTAACGTAGACTCCAATCCTAATGATTGGATGCCTAAGGGCTCTAAGAAATCAGGTGTTAGCCCTAAGGGGACGCCTGATAAGAACCTTAGTCCGGATAAGATGGATCAATTCCTAGACAGTCCGGATCGAATGCCCATGTTCGGACTCAAGAGCAATAAGAATGGTGCGGCGGGTAGTACCCCGAATATTCATCTTCCCGCTCAATGGGCGCTGTCTCCCCGAGAAGCGAAGTATTATCAGTACTTGAAGTCTCAGGGAGCTTCCCAGGAACAACTCAATGCTTTTATCAATACCGTTCACGACCAGAACGCCTAGGAGAAGAAATGGCGAAGAAAGCCCCTAAGTATGGCGGATACAGTGGCGCTAGCCAGGCGTCCTCTGTCGATACGGCAGCGCTGAATAAGAAGCTGGCTGCTGCTACAGCTTCGGCTCCTGCCCCTCAGACACTTCCTAGCGGTGCTCCCTACGTTCCAAGCTATAGCTCAGGCGGTGGGGGTAGCTACGGTGGCGGGGGGTATTCCTCCTATGCTGCATCAGCCCCGGCCCCTGCTGTCGATCCTGATGCGTGGCTCAACGCTGGCGGCGACCAGGCGTATCAGGCTCAGATGAGCGCCCTTCAGAAGGCTCTGTCGGACTATCAGGCCGACAACACGCATCAGAAGGATCAGTACACAACTGACTTTACTAAGTCTCTCGGTCAGCTTGGTTGGACTCCGGGAACGGTCAATCCTGATGACGTGAATGCAGGCGCTTGGAATTTCCAGGATCAGAATACTGCTTCGGGTAAGGCGTATCAGAATCAGCTTAATGATTTTGCCTCTCGCGGATTGCTTCAGTCTAGCCTTTATGGTCAGGCTAACAACGATCTTCTGCGTTCCCTTACCGATCAGCTTTCTGGACTTGAAACGTCTAAGACCAACTTTATGACGAATCTTGCTCAGCAGCTTTCGGCTTACCAGAACCAGAACACGGCAAGTCAGCAGCAGGCTAAGGCTGATGCTCTGGCTCGATACTCTGCTCAGTTTGGGGTCTAATTATGGCTAAGAAAGTCTCCCTGAAACAAAGCAAGAAAAACACTGACGTTTGGATTGCTCCGGCTGCTAGGGCTGTCCAGAATGGTGTGGACTGGCTTCTGGGGGGCCAAAAGCCTAACTCTTTGGGTAACGCTGTTCGTGGTGCCCAAGAGCTTTTTCCCGACCTCGCTCACGGTGCTGAGCAAATTAATGCATTCCTTACGGATCAGCCTGTCCGCAAAGTTCAGAAGCCTGTAAATAATGGTACTGGTGGTGCCTTTACAGGACTGGGCAATGCCTATAGTGCTCTTACAGGGGGTTTGCGTGGGGTGAATAGCCCTGCCCCTCGTAAGAACTTGGGTGATTTTGGAGCGAGCGCTTGGAATGATATTGCCAATAAGGCAAGTAATCTTCCGACAGGTGGCGGTGGCGACGACTCGCAGAACTATAACTTTCTCAATGCCCTACAGCAGGCCCAAGATTACTACAACCAGAATGGACTTGGAGCGCAGTCTGTAGACTACAGTCCTCTTATTGCGGCTACTCAGCAGACGTATGGCGACGCAAGTAATCGTTTGCTCGCGATGTATAACGCTCTGCACAACAGTTTCCAGAATGATGCTGGAAATGTGGGTAGCGTATTCGATCAGGCTAAGACAGCCGATCAGTCTGCTGCGGATCAGGCCACTGGAGATATCAACTCTGCGTATGACGCTGCTCGTGTGGCTCAGACGAAACAGTTCAACGATCTAGGTATCGGTGAAGCTCTTGCCAACATTGTGTCAAACGGTGCTGGCACTACCAACGCGGACCAGGCTAACGCTTTGTCTCGTGTTGCTACCTCGAATCAGTCGAATCAGAATCAACTCAACACTAACAAGTCAGCGGCTCTCAACTACAACACTGGAATTGCTAACTCAGCGCTTCAGGGCGGTACGGATCGGGCAGCTAATTTGCAGCAACAGCTTTCTCAGCAGATCGCTCAAATTCAGCAGCAACAGCAGGCAGCTAACAATCAAATTCAACAGGCTAATATGAGCGGTGTTCAAAGTCTTGCAGAAGATATTTGGAATAGCGTTCTCAATGGCCAGAAGCTTAGTCAGGATCAGCTTAATAGCTACGCCACTCAAACGGCAAATCAGAGTAAGCTTTATCAGCAGGGACTTCAATCTCAAATTAGCCAGGCTATTGCTCTTATGAAAGCCAATCCGGGGCTCGCGTTCAACGATGCGCTATCCTCGGTTTCAGGAGCATACGGCCAGTAAATAGTCCGGGAGGGACGTCATGGCGAATCCCAAGCGGACAGCGGGAGGGTCGGGTAATGGGGGGCCGACCCTCCCCGGTCTTTCCCTGTCGGGAATCACTAGTAGCGGTGGCAAGCTACCGGGTATCAAACTCGGTGCTCAGGTACCAACAACAGGTACCTCATTTGTTATCCCTAAGCCGCACATCGTTAAAGACGCACCTACCCCTAAAAAGGAACAGGATCAAAGCTTTCTGGGGTGGCTGGGAGACATTCTCTCGCGCCCGCTTTATGGTGTGACTAACGCTCTTCACGATACTGTGAATAATGCTGTTCGACAGGCTGAAGATATCAAGGCTGGCGCTAACCCGTTGGAAGCGGCAGCAAAGGAGGCGGGCACTAATCCGCTAGGCCCAGCAGGATCGTTTCTTTCAGGGTTATTCTCTACCAATCCTGACACTCATAGGTCAACTTCCCAGCTTATCGAGGGCACGACTGATGCGATTGGCAAGGCCACCGATCCTGACTATAAAAATACTAAGGACAACGTAAATCCTTGGGTGAAGGGTATTGCTGGATTCGCTGGGGATATTGCTCTTGATCCGCTTACCTACGTTCCAGGAGCGGCCTTTCTCACTGTCGGCTCTAAGACAGCAAAGGGGCTATCCACCCTGCAAAAGGCTATCAAGGGTACTGATGACATTGAGAAGAGCGTAGCCAAAGCTACTGAGAAGACTGTTGTACCTGATGCACCTACAGAGCATAGTGCTAAGGGCGTGGCTCAGACTAAGGTCGAGAATCAAGCTGCTATCGAGAATCCCGAGGCAGCAGAGGCTAATGACGTTCTTACCAAGATACTTGCTGCTGATCCCCGTCAGGCTGCTCAGCAGCAAATTGCTGAAGCAATTAAAACGCCTAAGGCCAGTAAGGTATCTGAGATTCTAAAGGGTCTTACCAGTGATGAAGTTTCTAGCATGGCTAGGGCTGTTACTGACGTAAGCGAGCATGAGCCTCTTGACCTTGCAAATTGGACTAAGGAACTTGATACTAAGTTCGGCTCCATGAAGCAAAAGGAACTTGACGCTCTCAAGCTTCCTAAGGTCACATATCCGACAGGTGAGAAGAAATCACTAGCGGATGCCGTGTTCGATGCTACGGACGGCAGCACGCCTGAGTTGCGTCGAGCAAGTGCGGCCGCACTTCGCGAGCACCATGCACGGTGGTACCGAGCGAACTTCCAGCAGGCCAAGTCTCAGGGCAAGCTCGTGGATGCGTTGCTTCAGCCGGTCAAGGCTGAGGCTCCTGTGGCTTCTGGTGCAACTGAGACAGTCACCCGCGCCATTGACAACTACCAGAGGGCTCACGCACTCGATGAGGCGCGGATGCAGGACTACCTTGGGGACAAGCTTGCAGCTAACCTCAAGAGTTACAAGTCAGCAGATAACTTTGACAAAACTATGTCAAGGCTTAACGGTATCCTCGACGGTACTGTTGATGTGACCACCCTGAGAAAGCTGGGAAGCGCAGATCGAGCACTGCTGAAGCACCTTGGCCTTGAGCCTGACACTATCCCTGTCGGATTCAAGCCAATGAAGGCAGCTAAGAATACAACCGCTCCCGCACATGCTATTACAGATGAAGATGCTGCGGCTGCTGGCTTGTCTACCGACCCTACGGTACGGGATTATCAGGGTATTGCAGAGAACGCTCTGAAAGACACTCTTCACGACCAGTATGTTGAACCTGGCAAGCCATTCCGTTCTCGGAAGGGTGCCCTTAAGAGCGAGCAGGATTTCGGTAGTGGGGCTGCTCTCTGGCAGCGTCAGGTAACGAGTCAGACATGGTTTACCCTGATGCGGTCTATTGACAGTCAAGTGTCAAAGCGAGTTGCCAAGCTCGCCGGTTCTGCACGAGCAATGGAGAGCCGCCGACTGTTCCTGAACTCGCTTCGCTTGGCTGAGCGCAAGATGGACGACCTTGGGATGCCGCTTACTATGGGCCTCAATGAAGACCGCTACCACATGCTCCCCAGTCAGGTAATCGAGCATCTTGATCTTGTGGACCCTCAGCTTATGCAGAGGGTGTACTGGAATAAGGGTAGCGCTCTTCCCCACACTGCGCTGATGGATGCTGTAACAGCAGCTATCAAGGGCCGTATTCCGTTGAAAGATGGAGAGCTTGTAAGCGGTCCTGAGGCCATTGACTCCGCGCTCCGTCAAACCCATGTCAAATACACGAATGCCAATGGTACTCGTGATGTGATGGGCAACAACCTTGTAGGTATCAACTCCAAGGGTGAGCGTATGAAAGACGCGCTCTACTACCCTAAGAATGGTAAGAGGGAAGTTCTCAGCAGGCCCCAGCTTTTGAAGCAAGTTTCGGCGCTCATTCGACAGGAAGCACCTACTCTGCGGAATATGGCAGAAGAGAACGCTAAGGCTGTATACGCTCGTACCCAGAGTGAGGTCATAGACCTTTCCGATAAGGCAATCTCACAACTTCGTGCAGTGTACGAAAATGCTAAGGGACCGGGCGATATCATTCGAGGGATCGAAGATATCTCTCCGTCGATCAAGCGTGAAGCGTCTGCTACAGCAGCTACGGAAGAGTCCGAAAAGCTTGCTGACGCTGTCGTGCATGAGCATGTGCCAGACATTCAGCAGGAGCACGCTAAGAGCTACACTGCACAGACTAACAGTGTGGAAAAGGCTGTGAATAAGTCCAAGGCCGCACCCCGGCAGGCTGTCGAAGAGGCTGTGCGTACGAATTATTCGAGGGCTCGTAACCGCTTCCATCAGATTTATTTGAACTGGGCTAAGGATCAAGAATTTGTAGCCGGTGGCGCAACTATTGATCTTGGCAAGGAATTCAAGGAAGTATTCAACGACGGGCTTTGGACTAAGCTTCACACAGTCTTTGATACCTCATTCGGACAGAAGGCTTTCCGTGAAACTGTTAGGACACAGGAAAGCTTGCTGAGCACTGCCCGCAAGAAGTATCAGATTGCGCTCCACAATATCGAGAAGATTCCGGGAGCTTCGCCTGAGGTTATCCGCAATGCGTTCAAGTCTATTCGTACTGGCGTGGAGGACTCGGATCAGCTAACTGCCTCTGTCGCTACACAGCTTCGTCCCCTTGTCGAACAGGTACTCGGACGGCACGAGAATTCGATGCTGGACATGCCGTTCTTCCGTGAGGATGTTTCTCTTGAGCAGGCCAACAAGCTCTTGCAATTCTACGGCGCTGATAAGTGGCAATTTGACCTCACTAGTGATGATGCATTCAAGGGCGGTATCGAGAGTGTGTTGCGACAGTGGGAAAAGCACGATCCTGAGGATGCCATCGACTATCTGAATCGCATGCACCTTGCGC